AAAAGCTGCACCAACAATATGTTGCGGAGAAAGTGGATTAACTCCTTGATTTGGAACAGTATTATTTATTTGATAATCTCGAATTTGTTCTAGAAAAGCAGGATCTAGTCTTGCGCCAAATCTATATTGTTGATTTAAATACTCGCTCATTGCTGGTGGAGTTTGACCATCGTCATAAGCATCTCCGCCATCAGGAGTTGACCAATCTAACCAAAATGGTCTAGTTATTGTATTCCCTCCTCCTTCAATTTTATAAAATAGACTAGTATAGTCTCTTTCATCCTCATCATAAATATGCCATTTTCCTACATCATAGTCTTCATAGTAGATAACCATAGCTTGATCATCATCTTTTATATAATATCCACGACCATTAAAAAGTCCTACATCTAAACTTAAACTATATATTCCATTTACATAATCTAAAGAACAACCTTGTAATAAAATCTTATATCTTTCATTTTGTATTTGACTTTTATAAAAAACTGGATCAAAAAGAAAAGTTAAAGAATTTTCTAGCACAGACGTAGGAACTGTAGAATCACCTTCTTCAAGCCAAGTTATTAGATTGAATGATGAGTAGGTTGGATCTTCTCCTCCTGTATATAAAGGATCATAAGCATACCATAAAGAACCTGTCCAAAGAATAGTTTTACCATCTGGACCATCAAAAGTTGTTGTTCCACCAGAATTTCTAGTATAGATTCCATTACTATATGTTCCACCAGATAATGTAACTTTACTTATAAAAGTTGGTGGTAAAAGGTCTATGTATTTTTTTTCATTTAATTTTCCAGTATTAGTTGGAATTGGAGGCGTGCCTCCGACTGGATCTACAATATACCAATCTTTTAGATTCTCAGATCCATAAACAGGTAGAGTCTCATCTACAACAAGTGCATATAGAATCCATTCTGGCCCTTCTTTGTATATAAATTCTTGCCCATTTGATCCTACTTTTGTAAAAGTTGTATCTCCTCCAGAAGATCTTTCATATGTTCCATTACCATAAGTTGCCCCCGATATAGTTAAACTATATGTACCTACTGCATTAGATTTTATCGAACCATTTCCGCCTTTGCCTATTTTAATATTCATTTTTTATATAATTCTTCAGTAGCGTCATATGCTGATCCAGAAGTTGGAGTATCTGGATATTTCGTAGGCAATTCTCGACTCTCATAATTTGGCTCAGAGCAAGAAACTAATAAAAATAGTGGCAAAACTAAAAGTAATCTCATAAAGTAGATTACACTCTTATTGGGTCTTAAATTTGTCAGAGATTATCTTATCTGTAGATTTAATATTGTCAACTGGATTAATTACGACATTTGCCAGCGCTTCCTCTATTAATTTTGCTTCGGCATCTCTTCTGCGACTCATACCTTTTTCTATACTTCCGCCAATCCAGATTCTTTTCATTTTTTTTATTTGATCGGCAATCTGCGCTAAAGTTTTTTCATCAAAATTTTGTGTTCTAGCCATAATATCACGAATAGCTTTCATTTCACGGCGACGATCTCCTTCTAATGCTGCGCCTCTATTAAATACAAGACTAACTAATCCTCCTTTAGCATCTTCTGGAAGTTTATCAAAATTAGGAAAAGTTGATTGGGTAAGATCATAAAATTTCTTTACTGTTTTATTCATAAATACTTTTACTGATAATTCCCAAGGTATAATTATATCTTTTAATCTTCGGGCTAATTCTTTTGCTTGATAACCTTTGACTCCAACAACGCGATATAATCTATCAAAAATCTCTTTAGGAAGATCTTTCCAATCATTAGTGAATTCTGTTTTATTTACATATCCAGTATCGTAACCAACTCCTATTGTGACTCCACTTTGCTCTCCTGGCCATGTTGGATTTTTTAAAAATTTATTGTAATAGTTTTCGCCACCGCCAACTTCAAATTCGAGAATAAGATTTAGGGATTTTTTTGATAGCATAATTAATAAATTAAATATTTAAGATATCTGAACTCCTGCTCCAGCATTCCATAAATTAGCTATGTCTGTTGGAGTAAGAGCCGCATTCCAAATACCCAACGCATCGATGTCTCCGTCGTAATAATATTCATTAAACTCTCCGCCACCAACCGAAAACACCGAGGCGTTGGGAAAACTTTCGCCTGTAATATCTACTGATCCAACAAGAGTATTATTTGCATATAAAATCAAATTATTCCCACTTCTTATAAAAACATAATGAACCCAAGTATTTGCTGCAACTGTTGGAGCCGTAATACCAAAAACTGTTCCATTAAATAAATTAAAAGTAAGTTCTGTTTCATTGGCTCCTATATAAAATCCATTTTGAAAAGGAGCTCCAATTATATGAGAGTAACTAGAGAAATTTCTAGTCTTCATCCATACGCTCATTGAAAAGTCATTTTCAACATCAACACCCCAAGAGTTGGTATAGTATCTTGCTCCTTCGCCCATATCGAATGGAAGGTCAGTAGCATTAAAACTAACTGCATTACCAATTTTACCTGCAACACTTGTTGCGTCTACTAGCTCAACTGCATAAACCAGAGTCCTTCCATTTCCAGAATTATCTGTTTGATTGTTGGGAGGAACACCTTCCATATTCCAAAAAGCTTGAAGCCCTGCTATGCTAGCAGGATTAAATGGCGGTGCAGATTGAATTAATTTTGCTGTTAATTTTCCACCACCAAGATTTTGTTTTTTAATAGAAATTTTATTATTTGGAATAGGACTATAAATTGCATATTTAGCATTCAAATATGCCTCGACTTGTTGGCGCTCTGGAGTTGTGAGGACTCGGTTATATACGATTACTTCAGCTACCTTACCCTTTAAACTAAAATTTCCAGCTCCTGTTTGTTTTCCTATATATAGAGTTGTGTCATCTCCTCCTATTGCACTGCTATAAGTATTAGTAGGGTCAGAGTGCATTAGTTGCCCATTAACAAATGATTGCCAATCATCATCTGTACTTTTTACAGAATAAAGAGTCCAAACATTAGTAATAGTTACTGGTGGTGTAATACTATTTTTTCTTAATCTTGTTCCAAAAGCGTCATAAACAAAACAATCTGGACCATAAGGATAGTGAGTTTGAGCCAATACAAAAGTGTCTTCTGATCCGCCAAAATTTCCAAATATTGGTCCGTTGTCATCCCCAGCATCACAAACATCTTCCACATATTGAACTGAAAAAGCTGTTGATCCTGCTACACCAAGTGGATTTATTGAAATTGAGAATACTCTTTCAACATAATCAGACATTGACGTAAGCGATATTGTTGGCTTGCTATTTAAATCGGAGATATTATAAATAGGATTATCGGCAACAGGTGTTGCATTATTCCCATTCTCACTCTGATCTGCCCAAGCTATTACATCTGAACCAGAAAGCGTAACGCCAGCATCAGCCTTTAGCCAAAGAGCTAAACCTTGTAAATCTTTTGGTGAAAATTGTTTTACTAATAAACGACCCATTTTGTTTAATTATTTATTTTATCTATTGTTTTATCTATGATATTATCTGCTGGGACTTTTTCTTTAAGCCAAGAGTTCATTACTCCAAAGTAAACAAGATGTTCATTATCAATTAAAAATAGATCATTACCATATCTATCTTTGTAAGGTTTAATTCCTGCGTCCTCTACAAGTTCAATAGCTTTTTCTTTTTTAAATTTTACTTTATACATTTTAATAAGATTATTGTATCTTTCTCTTGCTTGAGGAGTAATTACTGCTCCATTGTCAAGAAGAGCGACTAAACCACCATTATCTTTATTATAATTAGATGGCGTAGAAGCATCATAAGATGCGGTATTATCTTGTATTTTATCTGGAGTTATTGTAGCGCAACCAACAATAAGAAAATTAAGAACCAATATGCTTACGAATTTCTTCAAGATCTTTCTCCTTGACTGCTTTTTCTATTTTACTTTGATGATCAACTTCTTTTTGCGCTTGCTGCCGATCTTTCATTTCTTTTGTATTCTTTGCGCCAAAAACGTTATTAATTGCTTCAAATATTCCACCAACAAGTCTTACAACTGCACCGAAAAGTTCTGTCACTTTACTCTACGTATTCTGCTGTAGCATCTTTACAACCTGCGGCGATTGCATTAAGAACTTTTACAGCAAGAGCTGCGTCTCCGTTTAATTTAGCGAATTGTGCAGCATAAATATCTTTAACTGCGACAATATACTTTGCCCAATGAGTTTTTTCTGCTGGAAGATAGTCGGTAAGAGCTTTTTGAAGTTGATCTGGAGTTGGAGTTTGACCAACTGTAAGACTTTCAACAACAGTTGCAATATGATTAATCATTTTTGCTTTCTCTGCTCTATCTTCTGGAGAAAGAGCTTGCTCAAGAACTACTGTGCAAGCAAGAATAACTGCTGGCTTAATATAAGGTAGAGCATTTTCTACTCCAGTTGTTCCGCCAATTTGGTTATCTCCACCAGTATTTGTAGTAGAGCAACCAACGATAAAAATACCCATAAGGGCAACTGCAATTAAGTTTAATTTATTCATATATTTTCTCCATGTCCTATTTCTTTTTTTATTCTCTTTTTAGCTTCTTTTGTTTGAGCTACCTTACCGCCAGTAACAGCAGCATCTTTTACTGTAAGAGCAAAAACGATACCACTAACAACGGCGATAAGTTTAGAAATTCCAACTATATATTCTTCTGCCTTATCTGGTAAAAATGCAACAAGAGAATTATCTCCATGAATTGCAAAAGCTGTTGATACTGCTATGACCGTTATAATCCCTGATGTTGAGGATCTCCAATTTGCGCCAAATAATTTAGATAGCATATTTTTCATTATATATTACACTATATTATATATAGTAATTATCTATATATCAAGAAATATTTAAAGGGATATTTATTTCCCTACCATTATAAGAACCGATCCTATTAATATATCTAACTTCTAATTTTTTAGCTAATTCTATTAGATTAGGAATGTTCTTGGCATTTGTAATAAAATCATAATCACTATATTTTATTTTATTTAAATTATATTTTTTAGCTATGGATTCAGATTCTTGTTCAGTTTTCCATTTACCATTGACTCTTGATCCAGAAGCTATAACATATAGATCATCTTGGTCTAAATTTATTTTTTTTATTTCTTGAGCAATAGACAAGTAAATTGATCTTGTATTTTGATCGAAATCTTCAAACTTAGATATTTCAGTCTTATTTTTCTTTTTTAATTCTTTTGCTGATTCTATTTGATTTAAAAAGTTTTTAACTTCAATGGATTCATTTTCCATATCTTTAAGTTCTTTAAATGTATAATTTTTATTTTTTTCTAGCATAAATTAAGACCAATAAAAATTGTTTCCAATTCCTTCTATAGAACTAGTATATCCATTAAAAGATTCAAGAGGTGAAGCTTTCTCTAGCATTCTTGGGCTTCTATCTATAGAACTATATGGATAATTAATATATAATGTCCAATCTTTATTTCCATCAAAAAATAGAACGCCATCATCTATTTGATATATATAGCTACTAATTGATATGATCATTTTTCTTCCTATGGAAGCTCTTAAGATCATACTATATGGAGCGGGATAGAAAGTAAAGTCATTATTTTTAACTGTATCTTTTATATAACTATTAATTGCATCTATTGATCCTACTGATCCTAATCCATATCCATCGTCTCTATAATAAGCGTCTTCTAAAAGAGAATCAAATGTATATATAGAGTAATATGAATTATTTGGAAGAATAACTTTATCGTCTATTTTTAAATAATTTATAGTAACATCTTCAAACAAATAACAAAGCGCTGGATCTTGAGTGTTTGGATAATTAAATAAACCGTATCCATAATGAAAAGCAAGTCCATAAGAACTGTAATTTTTTTTGAATGTTCCGTAAGAAGATGTTGAGCCAGGACTAAGCGATGATAATCCTATCATAAGGTTGTATTACCATACATGATATATTTATTATTACCAGTATGTAATAATGTAATTGTAGCAAATTGTCCAGCAGTTTTAAATTGGTTGTTAAAAGTAGAAACTGAAACATTTGAACCACTTCCTGTAATTTGAATTTGACCTGCGCCAACTTGAATTATTGAAGTATTAAATCCTGTAACATTACCGCTAACAACTACGCCAGTAACAGCTGTTGCTCTATTAACTAAAATCATTCTACTATTATATCCGCCTGTTATAGTAAAATTACTAGTAAGATTAACTAATTCTGGAACAAGATTTACGATTTTATTGTTATTAAAATTTATATCTCCAGAACTAAAAGAAACGCTTGCTGAAAAGTTTACGTCACCAGAAAAAGTTGTATTATTATAAAAAGTTTTATTTCCACTTATTATTTGATTACCAGTTGAATATACTATATTTGCGCCAGTAGCTTCTATAAAAACAGGAATACCAGTATTAAGAACATTAGATATAAAACCTGATAATTCAGCTTGATTTATTTGTTTTGCTCTTATTAGATTTTCTGCCATAGAAATTATTCCTTATTTTCTTTTTGGCTATGATAAAGTATACTTGCTACATAACTATCTACTGAATGTTCTGCGGCAATATCATGTATATCAGAAACTTTATTTAAATTTTTATCTTTTGGATCATTTAGATAATCTTGAGTTGTTTTATCCCAATTCTCTGGGCTTTCATTTGCTACGATAATTTTAGTAATTTCAAAAGCAACATCTTTTTGTTGTTTCGATAATTTTCTTAGTGAATGTTTTTCTCTTAATGAAGCTTCAACCTTATCTTGTAATTTTGAAGCAAGAACGAAATTATCTTTTATTTTATCAATATCAAAGAATACGGCTTTGGATTGTCTTCCTTGACCTATTGGCGAAACATTCTTTGTGGTTTGAGTAATGCCAGATGATCCAGATGGTCTACCTGGTTCAGCGCCAATCTTTGCTCCACCAATAAGTGGTTGATATAAACCTTGATTTTTTAGTTCTCTAAATTTTTGTTGAGACAATACTGAGTCTTCTTGATTTGGAAGTCTACCGCTGTTTATTGCTTGCACACCTTCCTCTGGCGTCAAGATGCCGAGTTCCATCAATCTTGTATAAACTCTGGAATATTGTAGGTCATCTTTAAGATCAATATCTTCAAAATGTGGAGTTGGATAATTTTTAAATCCTAACTCTTTGCTAATTCTGCGAATCTCTGGTATTAAAAATTCATTGATAAATGTCTCACGGGCTTGCTTTAGTCTTTCCATGAATACTTGTACTTTAATACTTGTGTTGGCAAATTTTTCATTTCCAATTAATATATTATTAAGTCCAATTTGAATATCTCTATCAACAACTTCATATTTTTGTGGGCCAATTAAATTACCTATATCAGGAATTACAAATTGTGCTTTGGTTGTATAATCTGCTATCAAAACTCTTCCTACGCTTTGATTCTCAAAAAGTCTTTGCATGGCTTCGAGATTCTTTTGATTTACTCCACCTTTTTCTGGATCTGTGCCCATAGTAACTAATAGAACTGCCTGTTGCATTGTGCGGGTAACAGCCATATCCATCTTTTTCATTTCTGCTTTCCAATTAATATCATCTAGAACTGGAAAACCCATTGGAACAGCAAATGGCTCGTAATCTTGTTTCTTATAAAATACTGCACATAGTCTTTCTCTATCTAAAGGTAAAGTTAAAACTCCAATAGTTTTTTGATTAATTAGTTTTTGTGTTTCTTGAGGAAGACTTTTTAATACTTCATAGTCCTCATCTGTTTTTGGAGATTTTAATCTTTCTAATTCGTAATCACTAAGTAATTTATAATATCTTCCTACTGAAAAATTAATAGTTCCGCCAATTTGAATATCTGCAGGATTCAATATAATATATCTAGATGGTAGATTAACTGCAGCTTTAGAGAATAAACCAAAAGTTTGAGTTATCTTACTTAGATCATCATCTTTTACTTTTGTATCAAATCTATATATAAATACATTTCCACTTCTATAGTATTCACGGAAAAATTTATCTTGGAAATCAAATAGGTTTATTTTTCTAAATAGAGCCGTAAAGAAGTCTCTGCTCTTTTGGCTTCCACCATCAAAGTATATATTATTACAAGAAAATTCAGTCATTAAATCAATAGTGTTTCTAAAGATTGCAAAATTATAATATGCTTTTTGGCACAATATAACTGCATCTCTGATATTCATATTGGAATTACCTTTGATACCAGACGAATATCTAAATGGAATTATACCATCATCAATATTTTTATATCTATCTGTTCTATTAATTGTCGCAGATAGGTTTCTTCTGGCTTTTGTCTCTTCTCCAGAAGCTTTGGCCTCAATATAAGAGGCGTTGGATACCATCAATGGAGCGATTTCGTCATTTTTGATATTTTTTGATTTATTTTGATTTTTTTTAGCCATTTTGTCTTAAATATTACACATTATCCAAGCATTATAGGCGAAAAAGTGGGGGATTGCTGTACTTTTTGCGCGCTCATTATATCATTATAGCACTTAACAGCCCAATTTGCTAACATAAATGCTGAATAATTATCTTTTCTAGCTTTATTTGCAGATACGCTTCTTTTAAGATGTTGTGGTAGATCAAAGCTTTGAGTACCTCTACTTGTGGCTGAATGCTCAATCAGAACACATTGCTTTTTTGTTTGATATATAAAGTCATCTTGATTTTCTATAAAGTCTAATAATGTCCAATCTTTCTTATCTTCTGTTTTCATTAGTTCTAAAGGAATATTTAAATTTATAGTTTCATTAAATGATTTTTCATCAGAACTTGTTCTACTAGCGAACCATACTTTTTTATAATCTATACAAGCTTGAAGATATTCATTAGATTTACGAATAAAGTTACTAGTAAAGACTTGATTAAAAGCTATCTTTTTGTCTTGTAAATTATATTGATTTTTTGCTGATCTTATTTCATGTTCATAGTCTCCACCTTCGAGTTCTGAATTAAAATTGATAGTTTTGATCTCCAATCTATCTTTCTTAAATAAAGTTGATTCGTTACATGCAGATAAAAATGTATCCGCACCAGCATTATCAAGAATCATAAACACAATATTAAAATTATTTAAAATATAATGCAAATAGTTTACATGATTTTTTAGATTACCAAGTCCAGCATAAGTATGAACAAGAATTCCCTGCTTCTTTTCTTCGTCTAATTCCATAACTGCCATAGCAAAATAGTCAGCGTTAGGGCTATCGCTCATATTAGGATCTATTCCTAAAATATATTTTTTATCTGGATCTCCCTTCATTAAGGTGTGTGGCGCTTCTCCAACCTTGAGAGTACATTCTTCCATCTTTTTTGCATTAAAATAACTATCGCTTCCATCAGTAAATTGCGCGCAATACTCTCGCAAGAATCCGCTATGACTTGATCCTCCAGCTTGAGCTTCTTCGATAATAGTTTTATCAATCATCTCCTCTGGGAGCGCTTCATAACTTAATTGGCTTACAAAGTATGTCGCTTCTCCTTTTTCTTGACTTGTTATCTTTTCGCACCATTCTGTATAAGTTTTATATAAATTCTCAAATGTATAACTAGCGGAAGAAAGAGCGATCATTTTACTTGTATTTTCGAAAACCATTCTATCTTTTTCTTGCATTATCCCTTCTGCTATTAGTTTATCTTCAAACTCTCTAATCTCCATTCTTTCCTTCATGTTTTGTGGCGCAACCAAGAATGGCATAAGAACATTTTTTATGATCTCTTCGGGTAATAGTAGAAACTCGTCAAGTACAAGAATATTTGCTCGAAATCCTCGGATCTTTTCTCCATTTAATGGGATAGCTACAATACTTCCTCCATTAATTTGCCATTCAAACTGATCGTTTCTTTTAGCTTTCGCTCCAAAACATTGTGCGAGTAATTCTGCTCCTGGACTCTGAACTATTTTTTCTAAATTATTAAAAATAAATCTTGCAGTTCTAAATGTAGGGCCAGCTATAAGAATCTTAGTATTTGGTTCAAATACACATTGTAGAAAACAAAAAACTGCGCCCATGAAAGACTTACCGCAACCACGACCAAATACACACATATTGAAATTCCTATTCATAAGAGCTTTAAGATGAATTTCTTGATATGGCGCAAGTTTTACTCCGCTTATTAACTCTGTTGCAAATCCAAGGTTTGCTCTTAAAAATTTTGCTAAACTAATCTTAGCTTCTTTATCATTAAGATAACCCTTCAATTCTGATAATTCAGCATTAACATCTTTAATCTCTTTTATATATTTATCTGGACAATATATCATAAAATTTTCATATCATAAGCTAATTGTAAATCTATCTTTTTATAAAAACATTTACTTGCAAATATAGCCTCTATTAATCTAGTCATCTCTTTTCTTCCGTCAACAAAAAGGAATTGAAGATTATCATATGCCTGTAATAACTCTCTAACGTTATGGAATATGTACTCTGGCGTAGCTTTAATCTTTTTACTTATATGAGGAAGATATTGAAAGCTTAAGGCATTTTGCAAAGTTTCTTCAACCATCACAATAACATAAGAGTTATTCTTTTTAGCCTTTTCGATTTCATTTTTAAAACGATCAAAGTTTTTTACGCTAAGAGTACTTATAAAATCGCTAAGGCTTTTTCTTTCTATAAAGCATCCACAATTATCATTAGAACAAGCGTAATCTCCAAATGATAATGTTTTAATCTCAAATGGAGTATTAAATTTTAGCCAGCTTTGCTCACGAGTATCAACATATATGATATCTTTCTGAGTTAATTTATTTTTAAAGTTATCATTAACTAATTTGGGATGAACAAATTTATTCTCTAAGCCTATATAAGAACATATATCATAGTAATCTTGGAATATCTTATTGTAGAATATAATAGACGGAGCCATTATTGTCCTTAATTCTACTTGGGTAGGAGAATATATTAAATTTTTTGATTCTTTTCTTTTTATTAAAAGTTGCTTGCAATATTCTTGAGCTTTGTCTGTTGGCTGTTCTTTAAGCCATTTCTTCATATTATTCTTGTCATTAAAATCACTATTAAGATACTGCTCTTTTGATTTAAAATTAATTAATTCATTTGTTAATAGATCTCTGCGTTCATAATAAGTTTGATAGTATTTTACTTTGTTTAGTCCATAACCCTTTAATGCCAGATGAAGACTTTTTTCATCCTTAAATTCCTTGCCATCAATTTTACATATTACGCTCATCCATTTAAAATTTC